TTTAAAATTCACCAATGTCAGCGATGGCACTGGTGAGTCGGCGGTAAAAAAAGTCGATGTATCTGCTTTAGCTGCTAACAGCCAAGGTGCTGCTTGCACTGGCGTCAAAGTAGCTAAGATTTGGTGGGCCTGCCGAGGCATGGGTGTCAACATAGAGTTTGATGCTTCTACAAATGTCTTGATCACAGGCTTACCAGCGGATAGCACAGGTGATGAATATTACGATGAAGTTTTTACTGGAATCCCAAACAACGCAGGATCTGGTAAAACTGGTGATATAGATTTCACTACAGTTAGCGCTAGTAGTGGTAACACTTATTCGATAATTTTAGAATTAGTTAAAACTTATGCTTAAGAGGTATTAAATGGTTTACAAAAAAACAAAAGGATATGCTATGGGTGGCATGGCAAAAAAAACTAAAGGCTATGCTAAAGGCGGTATGTCAAAAAAAACTAAAGGTTATGCCAAAGGTGGCATGGCTAAAGGTACTAAAGGCATGGCTAAAGGCGGTATGGCTAAAAAGACTAAAGGATACGCTAAAGGAGGCATGGCTAAAAAAACCAAAGGTTACGCCAAAGGTGGTATGACCAAAGCATTAAAAACTGCTTTATCTCCCAAAGCTCAACTTAGAAATAAACTAGCTAAAAAAACAAGAAAAAAGAAAAAATAATTAGTGCCAAACTTAATTAGTAACGTCCCATATTTTAGATGTTGGGTAAGGAGAGAGTTTACTTGTAATCACACTGATTATCATGGTCAGTTCATTCATGCTTACGCTATCGCTGTCAATACAATTCCAGATCGATCTTTATCTTTTCAAGTAGTCTTTACTGGTTGTGAAATCGATGATGAAGACTGGCAAGAAGGTAATATTCATGGCGGTGCTATGTGGGCTAGAATGCCAATCCAAGCTTTAGTTGCTGACATACCTTTAGAACAGTGGCCAGAGCCAATGGAAGATCATATTGCTCAACCCTGGGACTGCGAATCCAGAGATCATTCAACAATCATCATGGATCGAGTCAGCTCTAGTCCTTGGATCTGCAAGATAGCTGGTGAGTTTTATACGGGTAAATATTTATTTACGGTGGATTATACAAACAATGAAATAGCTGACGATCCTGCTCAACATAAACAATCACATGTGTTATATTTAACTGACGCTGGTAAGTGGACAGGCAACTTTGTTGCTTTACCTAACAATAGAGTTAGAGCAACAAGCCCAGCTTTGTGGCGAACTGGAGAAGGTGCTCCAGATTTTATGCCATCACAGTGGCTTCACTCAGCTGAAGGACATGAAAGTTATTTAGATCCAAAGATAACTTTTAATAATTTATACGATGAGGATGATTAAATGGCAACTTCAAATAGCACAAACTTTGAACCAAATGTAACTGAGTTCGTTGAAGAAGCTTTTGAGAGGTGTGGGGTTGAATTAAGAACCGGTTACGATTTAAAAACAGCCAGAAGATCTATTAACTTAATGTTGGCTGAGTGGGCTAATCGCGGTTTGAATCAGTGGACTATCGAACAAGCAACACAAACAGTTACTGAAGGTACAACCGATTACACTTTAAACGCTAATATTATTGATGTCCTAGATGTTGTCGTTAGAAGAACAGTCAATCAGACTCAAACCGATATCAGTATGGATAGAGTTAGTCGTAGTGAATACATCAACATTCCAAACAAAACTACTAAAGCTAGACCAACACAATTTTTTCTAGATAAATTAAATACACCAGTTTTAAAAATTTGGCCAGCCCCAGAAAACTCTAGCGATATTTTAGTGTTTAATAAAATAGTTAGAATGGATGATGCAGACTCAGCCATCGACACCATGGACATGCCTTTTCGTTTTTATCCATGTTTTGTTGCAGGCTTGGCTTATTACATTTCCATGAAAAGAGCACCAGAAAGAACTTTACCTTTAAAAGAAATATACGAAGAAGAATTTAGAAGAGCGGCTGATCAAGACGAAGATCGAGCTTCGCTTCGAATAGTGCCATATTCTCAGGGGTACTAATGGCTAAAACATCAGGCAAATACGCTTATGGAATATGTGACATAAGTGGGTTTCGTTACAAACTAAAAGACATGAGAAGAACTTGGGATGGGCTTCTAGTAGGTCCTGATCAGTGGAATGCTAAACATCCTCAACTAGAACCTAGAAGACACATAACCGATGCTGAAGCTTTAATAAATCCTAGACCGAATACTGATTTAGAAGTTAATCAAGGCAGAGTTTTTACAAACAAAGATCCGATTGGTTCGATTTTAACTGGTGTTTTTAGCACTAGTGCTATTGGCGCAGTCGAAGTTACTGTAGATATTCCAGCTAACCGAGCAGTTTTGGATAGTCAAGTAGCGACAGGATCCGTCGGAGCAATTGTTATTTATGAAAATGAATCAAACACCTTGACTGGACAAGCAGCAACGTCAGCTTTAGGTACTGTTTCGGTAACTGCTTCAGCATACACAACTTATACCGTTACGGTAGCTAGTTATTATGGAGCCAATTATTTTTACATTGGTGGCTCTAGAGCACCTACTTTATCTTTGACAGAAGGACAAACTTACAGGTTTGATCAATCCGATAGCAGTAACGGTGGACATCCGCTAAGATTTTCTACTACTTCTAATGGCACGCATGGAGGTGGTAGTGAATACACTACAGGAGTTACGACCAATGGCACCCCAGGATCTTCTGGAGCCTATACTCAAATTACAGTGGCTGTAGGAGCTCCAACGCTATATTACTATTGCACAAACCATTCTGGCATGGGTGGAACAATAAACACCTAATGCTATAATAAATTATGACCTTAGCCGAACTAAAAACTTTAATTCAAAATTTTTGTGAAAGCACAGAAACAACTTTCGTGGCTACTCTAGACGACATCATAAAAAATGCTGAGGACAGAATATTTGAATTAGTACAATCAGATTTTTTTAGAAAAAACGTACAAGGTAATCTTGCTACTGGCAATAGATTTTTAACTTGTCCGACTGATTTTCTTAGCAGTTTTTCTTTGGCTGTTATCGATGCCAATAACGATTATGAGTTTTTATTAAAAAAACACTCTAGCTTCATGCAGGAATATACAGTTGATGTCTCTGATACTGCTCTACGAAGCAAACCTTTATACTATGCTGACTTTGATAAAGAATTATCAACAGGCTCTAATGAGGGCTCTACAATTATAGTGGCACCAGTGCCCGATCAAAATTATAGTGTGGAGTTGCATTATCTTTATCGACCAAATAGTTTGGTCACTGATACCACTGGAACTTGGTTGTCTACTAATGCAAGAAACGCTTTGTTGTACGCTTCTTTAGTTGAGGCCTATACTTTTTTGAAGGGAGATGCAGATTTAATGGCTACTTATGAAAATAGGTTTCAACAAGAAATTATGAGATTAAAAAACAGAGCAGAAGCGAGAGGTAGGAGAGACGAGTATCGATACGACTCGTTACGTACGCAAGTTACTTAATGCAAAAAATAAAAGAATTACAAGGCAAAAAAATTGCTATTGTTGGTTTAGGTAAAAGCTGGTTTGATTTTGCTTTGGCTAGAACCAATGGTACTCCTTTCGATGAAGTTTGGGCAATCAACGCTGTTGGCAATGTAATTTACCACGATCGAGTTTTTATGATGGATCCAGCTTCTAGATTCTTTGATAGCGATGATGCAGGGTTTCAAACCAATGGTGCTCAAGAGATGTTAAAAAAACACGAGGGACCAATCTATACTTGTGAGTTAGACTCAAGGTGCCCAGGTTTAGTTGAATATCCGATCAAAGAAGTTGTTGAAGAAACCAATTGTCACTATTTAAACAATACTGTTGCTTATGCTATTGCTTTTGCTTTTTGGCACAAAGTTAAAGCCATTCATTTATTTGGCATAGACTTTGGTTACAAAGGTAATCTCTATTTTGCTGAAGCTGGTAGAGCTTGTTGTGAATATTGGTTGGCACTTTGTATGAAGGAGGGCATTGAAGTCGGTGTTGCAGCTTCGTCTTATTTATTAGATACAGCCGTCAAAGAAGACGAAAAGCTTTACGGTTATCATCGTTTAGCAGATCCATTAGTAACTCATTACGATGTTGAAGATAAAAAATTAGTGGTAAAAAAAATGAGTGAAGTAAACAAACCAATGCCAATGCCAGAACCAACTTTAGTTGGTAGAAACGAAGATCAAAAAATAACTGTTAATGAAATAGCAGAAAACTCCACGATAGAACCAAAAAAATGGTAGATAAAATAACTCCAAGCGG